GAAGATGTAAGGTTTTTAAATATTGACATAGATTCCAATACCTTACTTTTTCCCAAATCGTATGCATCCGCTATACTGCTTTGTTCCATTCTATTGAATTGTAAACCCGCAGGTAATATCTCTTTATAACCATTAGCTTTTGCCCATACATCATTTTTTTCTTTATTTTCATTTACCCAATCTTTCGCCCCCGATACCGCTCCATGTATTGTATCAAAACCACCTGTCAAATCGATTTTACCCATTGATAATTTTTTAACAACTTCCGCCGCTGTCCTTCCAAATTCAATCATATTTAATGCCGCACCTAAAACTACATTAGCTATGCCTGTAAAAATATTAGTGAATAAAACATGTAAAGTTACAAGGGGTTTATCCAAATTCATTATAGTATTTATAATCGTTCCAAAAATATTTATTATCTGAGTTATCGGTTCGCCTATTGAATTATACATACCGGCAAATACATTTTTAATCATTACGCCTGCCGCAAATAATATACCTACAAACCTCTCAAAAGGCGTAGCTGTTTTATCAAAAATCCCTGATAAAGCCGTTAACGCTGCAATTAATCCTACAACCGCAGCTATAACTAAACCGACAGGATTAGCCATCATAGCAGCATTTAACCCCATTTGGGCAGCCGTCACTAATGCAATAGCTCCTTTTACCGCAAGTAATATAGGAGGTATTGTTATCATTAAAACTTTATACAATCCTAATAAACCCAATGCAATTCCCAAATACGGCAATACTCTTTTTATCGCCTGTGATATTCTATCCCAATTATCAACTATATAATTAACGACATTCGCTACCGTTTGTCCTAAAACCTTAAATACATTTCCAATTATCGAAACGAACCTTTGAAACTGTTCCGATTTAAATAATCTATCAAATGCATCCATAACAGGCATTAAGGCATTTAATAATTCGTCGCCAATCGTTTTTTTAATATTATCTAATTGTGCTTGGAATCTTTGTATTCGTATAAGCGGGCTATCAAGCATATTGTTTAATGATTTTTCAGTAGCTCCCGCCTGCTCGGATAATCTTTCAATGATATCCAAAGCTTCATCTAATCGCCCTTGCTGTAATAATATGTCAACTTGATGCCTATCACTTCTATTTGCATTAAGTCCAAATTGATTAATCAAACCTGTTCCACTTCTATTATACATAGCCGAATTTACCGCATTCATTCCTTCAGCAACCGTCATATTAGGAGTTATTGAAGCTAAACGAGCGCCTAACGACTGCATACGGTTCATTTGATTTGTATTCGTATATCTAGACATATTAGCTGTTATATGATTATATTCAGAGGCATTGCCTCCATATTGCATTGCCAACTGTCTTGAATATCCATTAATATCCCCCGACACATTCGAGCGATTATTAAATCTAATATCCATGTCGTAGTCATTAACCGCACCCATAAACGACATATATAAAGCTCTCGCACCTATAAAAGATGCGCCTAACGCTATTAATCGTCTTTGTAGCTGAACTAATCCATTATTCGCAAGTCGTAAAGCCGTATTGTTTAACCTGTCGAATTTGGTATTCATTTCTTCGGAATGTTTATTTTGCTCTGTCGCCTGTTCGGCAAGCCTGTCCTGTATTTTTTCGATATTTTCGAGTCGTTTCATAAAATCGTCTAAAACACGACTAAACTTATCTTCCAATACTAATTCTTGTCGAATTTCAGCCATTTTATAAATAACTCCTTATTTAATACCTTTCTCCGCCTTTTTTCTATTTTCCATTTCTTCGTTTATAAATGTAATAATCAATATCTTTTCCCTTTCATTTAATGATAACCAATCACTCGGTTTCCACCCGTGATTTACAAACAAATAATATAAATAAACAGTCTCGGGGTCTGCGCTTTCACCTTCAAACCCCTTAATTAGTTTTTTGCCTGTTCACCTATATTAGTTGTAAGTCCCATTAAATCCAATATCGCTTCCGATATTGTAGCATACTCACCAGGCAAAAATAATTTTCTTATTGCATCCACAGGGTCTGCAGTTCCCATTTTACTAACGAATTCCTCCGATTTGAAATTAGGCTCAATTATACAATTAAGTATTAATTGTGCCGTATATTTTTCTTTATCGAATGTCTCCGTTATACTACCGTTTCTATTTTTTTCACGGTAGGTGCATTTTTTAATTAAGGCATCATTTTCAGCCTGTGTGATAGCTCTTAATTTAATTTTTGCCGGTTTACCTTTTTCATCTTTAAACCTATTTGACACTACAATTTCTTTTGTTTCTTGTTGTAATGTCGGGTTCAAAAAATATTCTAATTTTGACATAATATAATCTCCTTCTTTTTATATTATATTACGATTATATTTTACTATAATCGTAATATAATATATTTATATATGCCTACATGCTCAAGCGCTTATTCATTTCCTCCAATTACTGCAGGGGCATTAAATTGTGCTAACAAATCAAAATCTAACGCCGTTCCACTAATGGATTGGTCTAACCAATCGGCATCTGCATCGAGTTTTATAACATCGCAGGATGTCAATTTACACTCTTTAATTAATACCGTATGTTCGCCTATTGTAGTGTTAGGGTCTTCGTTAGTTATTTGAATAGTAAAATAAGTGCATTGCCCTGTTTTAAGATATTTATTAACAATATCTTCCCAGCACTTATCGCCCATATACACTGTGGCGTTCCAGTTTAACTGTATGCCTGTCGTTTTCTTTTGTTTTTTACGAGTGCCTACAACCTTAAAATCTGCCTCATCGAATTGGGATTGTAATGAAAAATTCTTAAACCGAAATAACTCTACAACCTCACCGTTTATTGTTGCAAACCCTTTTCCTTCTTTACCATTAACGGCATCTCGTTCTAATAAATATTGTTTCATTTGTATTGCTCCTTTTTATTAAACAATTAGCCGATTAATATATCGACATAAATCTTTTCTAAACTATCGACAGGTTGAATATATATGCCAGCTTTCATACTGTCGATTTCAAATTCCTCAACCGATACATCTTCTTTAACGAAGTTTTTAATTGCTCTATTTGATTGTAAACCTTCCAAATAACCAATTATAAAACCCGTCACCAAATTTACACCGTCTTTGTTTACATCCACCTTTCCTAAATAGGTTTTTGTAATATTCAAATACAAATCATTACATATCTGCATTATAACTCTTACAACTCTATTTTTTGATAATGAGCGTGATTTTTCAGGCGTAAAATCGTGGAAGGAATTTATATCGGTTAATACCATAATTTGTCCATCATTCTTTATAAATGTAAACGAACCTTCTTTTACAATATCTACCAAATCGCTATTTTCGTATTCTTCGGATAAATCGGTTGCACCAGGATATGTATGATAAGTTAAACTTTCATTGTAATTCGCACCTGCCGTTGCTCCTGCTACCCACCATGTCGTTTCCTCTGGACTTAATAAATCGCCTGTTTCAATTTGAACTCCATTTTTAACCGATATAACATATTCGGAATTTGCTGTATTGTAATTTGCCATAACGACTACGCAATACCTACCTTCTTCCTCGCACATTCTTTTTACAAAACTATTAAATACGCCTTTTACGACTGTATCTTGTCCATCATAACAAACTACATTAAAGTTTTGTTTTCCAAGTGCTTTTAAGAAATCGGAATATGCCGTGCTTTTCAAACCACTATCTTGTCCGCCCTGTAAACTCGTTGCCACTGCGGCTGTAAATTCACCTGCGCCACTAAATGTAACCAAATCATTTGACTGTAATTTTTCTATTGTTCCAATTATTATCTCCACTGTCCTCAGATGTCGCATCCTGTGTAAACGAACCAACCACCTGTTCGTATTTCTTTTCTGTATCGTAATATGTCGTTATCGTCCACTTTGCATATTTGCCTTTGTCTGCCGTTACATTTTCGATTTTAGAACTAACATCTGGATTTACTACAATGGATATTTTATTACCATTTTCACCTTCCGTCTTTGCTATAATTTTCAAATTACCAATTTGCAACTGTGCCTTTTGACTATTTTGTTCTTCCAATCGCCATAACAGTATTTTTGATGCTCCACTCGTTAAGTTCGTTCCTCTTGTCATTTCCCTTATGAAAGCCGCATCCTCACTCGTTATGTCAAAACCAACCAAATCTTTTAACTTTGTCAAATCCGATATTTCAATGAATTTTCCAAAGTCGCCACTTTTTAATTGCTTCGCTATAGCAACCGTTCCTCTTTCACCAACTGTCGCCGATAAATCGGGTTTCGTTTTATAACGAATATAAACGCCTGGAAGCGTTTTATTGTAATCTGTATATTTTCCGCCTGCCATATTTATTGCTCCTTTTTATTATTTTTATTAATCCTTAAAATAGGCTTTAACTATTTTAATAGCTTCACTCGGTTTATAAACGGGCTTTGGCAATAAAACCCTTAAATAATCCTTTGAATATTTTTTTAACTCTTTCAACTTTATTATCTCAGTTGTAGGAATTGCCATTTCGTTTACTTGTTTAATTTCTTGCTTTTTTTCCATTTCAGGCATCTTATCACTCCTTTTATTACTAAACATATATTAAACATATTTTATAAAAAAATAAAGTTTAATTTAATTTTTTATTTTTTATATAATCTATTTTCTTATCACCATCCAATATGGTAAGTGATAAAAATAATTTTTTTAATTTCTCATTTGGCTCGACATCTAAATCATCTAATTTTACTCTAAAATTACCATTTATTTTATATGATAATTTACCTAATTCTGTTGTAAACGAAGGTTTATGTAATGTGAATTTTCCTTGCTTATTTTCATCCTCATTTAGATAATCTATAACGCCCAAATTCGCATCAAGTTTATTTATAATATCGTAAAAATTCGTATATTGTTGATTATTGTTTATATCATCCAAATATATAATATCGAATTGTAAACTGTATATATCATATTTACCAATACATTCTTGTATATGAGCGTTTGGAACGAGTTGGACGAAGAAACAAGGTAATTCGGTTGATTGTTGATTTGGATTAATATAAACCTTTTTATTAAATAATTGTTTTATTGTATTACCTATTGAATATAAAACATTATTAATTGAAAAAACTACACTCATTTATTTAACTCCAAATTATTAACTAATTGCTCCGCCTGCTCGTTTAATGAATTATAATATTTAACCAATGCAGCCTCTTTCATATATTTACCAACTACATATTTTGTTTTTGTTCCTACCATAATACCACCTTCCATACCTGGAGGCGCTTTTTCAAGTAAACCACTATAAGGATTTATTATTAAACCTGGAACAAAATGTTTATCCATTCTATGTCCATCGTTAACGAATGAGGCATAATATTCATTATTTGCTAAAACTGTTATATATTTACCATTTCGTTTTTTACTTTCAACTAAACTGTCCCTCGCCCATGCAGATTTTAATGTCCCGGTTATTGTCCCCGTTCCTCGAATATCATCTTCGCTTGGTGGTGTTTTTTCTGCGGCGATTTGTATTGCCTCGATTGTGGCTGTTTGCTGAATATTTTTTATATTATTTATAAGTTGTTTTTTATCATTGCGAGCAGCTTTTAATAATATTGAAAAATTATTTTTCTTAAATGAATTATTTCTAAACATTATTCAATATAAGCTCCCGTTCTTAATGTATTTTGTAATAAAACCTGCTTATGTTGTAAATCTGGCGATACACCACCAAAAGGCGTGTAATAATCGACAGGTTGTCCAGCTATATAAATATCGGCTTTATCTATTTTTTTATTTATTTTATATCCCCTAATTAAATGTATTTCATCCCCTGCCTGTATGTCGACATTAATATCCGTTATTAAAGCTTCATTTATTGATAATTCGGCAGCCTGCGGGCTATTGTTTAATGATGCATTCGATTTTCTATAAATTCGTCCATAATTGTCTTTCGAGATTAATTTTCTTTCGGTATTCGTTACGCCTCTATGTTCTGAAATAACATTACGATAAACGCTAAAAACATCTGAAAACCAATTTTGACTATTATTAAACATTATCCATTATCCATTATCCTAAAATATCTAATCATTTGTATAATGCTCCTTCTCATTATAATTATTATTATTTACATCCTCTTTATTATCACCTTTTATTTTATTTATATTTGATATAAATATAGAAGCATCGATAGGGCATAAAATTAAAAAACCGCAAATAGCTATATATAATAAACATTTTCCCTCATCCGCAGTAAGAGGATGTCCAGCTATTTTAGATTGATACATATAGTTAAAAAAAATAAAACCAACTATTAATATTTTAAGTAAATTAGATATACTTTTAGCGTGATGTTTAATAATTGATTTTTCTTTTTTCATTTATTAATTTCCTATTTCAATAATTTTTAATTTACAGTTTTCAAGCCCTTCCGTAAATAATAAAGTATATGCTTTTCGTATTGCATTTGTGCTTCCACTTATCGTTCCGTTTTTATTATCTGTTTCACCAAACAATAAACATCCTTCAGTATCCTGCGGCGCATTTCCTATATGAATATGAATTCGTCTATTTTTGAAACTTTTTAACTCATCTGTAAATAATGAAATACATCTTTTTTTACCATTATTAATGGTATATTCCTTTGGCAATGAAACTGTGCTTTCCGTCTCATACAATTTATATTCCCTTGCCACTATTCGTTTATCTTGTCTTGGCGTATCTGTGCTTGGTCCCCCATTTTCAAGGCATACACATTTATATACTTCTTTACCATTCTTAATAAACGATACATCGCCTATCGTTGAAGGTTCGGCTTTTAATAGTTTATCGTTTCTATACCATGCAACTTCAGGATACTCTTTTCTTCGTTTTATTATTATTTCAATCATTTATTAAACATCCCCCTCTTGCGCCGGTGTTTTTAGTTTTTCAATTTCAGCCTCAAGTTGATTTATTTTATTTTCTAATTCGGTTAATTTATCCCCAATTTCCGTATTTTTGTTTTTACATTCATTTATGCCTGTATTTGTCAATGCAAACTTCTGTTCCAATGTTTGATTTTTACCTTCAATATTTCCAACCCGTTCCTCAATACCGGTTAACTGTGTATTCAAATTTTCGTATTTTAATTTATTTGCTTCGTTTACTTCTACTAATGTCCCTATTTTCGTTTCAATCTCGTTTACATCGTTTATTGTATCGGTTAATAAAGTTAAGCCATTTTCAACTTTATTATTTAATTCTTCATGTTCTTCTTTTGTTATAAACAACCCTGCATCTGCCGTTATATAAATAACAACTTTATTATTATCGGTGTCAAATACTATAGTATTAAGCCCCGAATTTAATATGTCGTTTGTTATACCTTCATCTTCCGCCGCATTTGTAGGATAATTCTTAAATTGAATATCACATGCAGCTGAACTTAAATTAACAGCCTTCAATTCTGCATTTACCGTTTTTACAAGTTCGTCTACCGATAATGTTTTATTAAATTGACTTAATACCTTTTTCATTTATACACACCTCGTTTATTTTATTCTTTTCCTTAAAAATTGATAACCAATAATACCACCAATCGTTAGAACTATACCAATAATTATTCCTAAAAATATCATATAACTTACCTCATTTAATATTAAATATATTTCTATTAAATTACAAATGCCCCACCTAAACCTAATAATTTAGCTTCATTAACTAATTGTTGCCCATATATCGTCTGCGCCCATGCGCCCCATTTCTGTGCCGCATTATTAATTGCCGAATTATCATAACTTATTGAAGCATCACCTAAACTTGAACTTGCAACGCCACCACCGACGCCGCCGCCCGCTACATCGTCTTTGGAATTTGAATAATCGGAATATGTTTTAAGATACATTGCGGAATAATGCGCTATATATAAACTACATGCATATTCCCATCTATCATTCCATACATCTTCCAATATATTTTTATTTCCCATATTAATAAAAGATGCAAGCACACGCTCGGGTAATAACGATTTTTTTGTTTCCACCTCTTTTCCATTTATCGTTTGCTTTACGATAGTTTGAAATTGCGGTTGATATTCAAAAAAATCCTCTTCGGTAAATGTTTTTGTATTTTCCGAAACCTTCCTTCTTGCACTTGCAACTTTTCCTAATAACGGCATTTTATTTACTCTTGTTTATCTTTCGTCTCGTATTCTTTTTTAGCTTTAGCTACATACTCTTTTATGAGTTTTTCTTGCAGTTTATCGGCTTTAACTTTATCCAACCCTTGAGTTGTTGCTATTTGTCCAGCTTCATGCACTGCTTTCGCCTTTGCCTCATCCAATATACGAGCCAATTCTGTATCGACAATTTTGTCTTCCTTTTTACCTGCATTTTCTTGCACGCCTTTTTCTATTGTTTTATCGGCAGTGTCCGAAAAGAAAATTACAAGTCCGTCCGCAAGTAAATCCTTGAAAAAATCATTATCTTTCCAACCGTCATCTACATTCGAACGGATTTCCATATACTTTAATTCTAAAGTGCCAAGGTTTACATCTTGACACTTAAACGCTTGTCTTGCTTGAATAATCATATAAATCAATCTCCTTCTTTATACGCCTTGATTATATGCCATCGTAATAACAAATAGGTTGGTCGTAAAATACTTCCACTTCCGAAATATTTGCCGTATATACACTATCATACGATAATGTATCGGTTTTCGTTTGTGTCATGCTTCGATTAAGACTTACCAATTCTTCCATTGCTATAAATCTGTCATCGTTTACATATACAACCATTCTATCCGTATGTCCAACGCCTGCTCCTTTGGCAAATGAAGTAGCTGCAATTACCAAATCGACACCGTTCGCCTTCGCCGTGTTATGTTTCAATAAGAAGTCCAAAATTGTGCCTTCGGCTATATCAGACATTCTTGTAGTTGAAATATAAATAAGCTGTTCGTAAGGTATCAATATATGATTAGGTATTGCATCTCTATCATAAGCCGCATTTGCCCAGCATTCAGCTATTGCCGTATTTATATCCTTCAATATCTCGTCTGGCGTTTTTTCCGTCCATTTCTTTTTATCACTTCCTGCCGCTCCGTCTGCCACTTTTTGAACTTTCACCGTTGGCTGGTTAAACAAACCATAAGTGTCATAATTAGGGAAGCCTAAATATGCATTCCTTTCCATGTGCTTATCGTATGCAGCCCTTATACCGTCTATCGCCATCTGTTCCAATGAACGACCTGTTATTTTTGAACGCTGAACATCAACCCAAAATACTCTCATTACAGCCGCAAAAGCATGCGTTTTGAATATTTCTTTTGACATGTCTGCCTGTATAACAGGTATCTCGTTTACACCGCCACCTGTTATAATTGATTGCTCTTGTCCACCGCCTTGCATACCATATTCAATACCCATTGCGGATAATGTTTCAACCCATCCGCCGCCTGTTTTAATAGGCAAGTCACGAGCGTATGTTAAGGTATTCAAAGGCTGTCTTATTTTACTATCTACTTTTTCCAACTCACCTGTAAGGAATGTTAAACCAGAAGTTATCGAAGCGTCAGTCGTTCTAACAGCTCCTTGAGGCACTGTGCCTGTTGCTCTTGATTTGATAATTCCACCATTATATTGTCCCATATTCTTATATGCCATTGTATATTTCCTCCAATATTATTTATGCATTTTTCTTCGTAAGTATTACTACCGATACTACACCATTTGCATCAGGCACGCCGCTAAACTTAACATTGTCAAGTTTTACCGTTTTATCTGGATCCTCTGCAGGTGTGAAACCTACAGGCTTGTCTGAACTATTTGCCGTAAATCTGTAATATACATCCCCGTTATATTTAACGGTATTCGCACTATCCACAACCAATATTGATACTTGTCCCCGTTTCATAACGGCAACCGCATCTTTAGGTTTGTAAACAGCTTCGCCTTGCTCAAAATATCTGTCACCCTGTTTAACCTGTCTAACAGTAATACCTGCTATAACATCATTAGCGGTGGTAATATTTTTTACGCCTACAAGCTCACCTGCTTTTGTTGTATTCAATGCAACAGCTACACCAAATTTAATATCGGCAGTGTCAGAATTGACATGAGTGTCGATAAGTTGGTCGGGTTGTATTGCATATCCACCAGGAAAGCCATTATCTAATTGTTTACCAATCGTTTTTCCTATAGCCATATTTATACGCTCCTTTTTATTATTTTACCAAATTGTATTTTTTAGCCATGTGCGGGTTCATTTGATTATACATATTCTGAGTATTCTCATTTGAAACCTTCGCTCTAGTGTCTTTTGCTTTGTTTAAGCCTTTCATTACATTTGAAACAGAGTTTTTATTTCCATTCTTTTGTAAAACCTTAACGCTCGCTAAAACACTGTCTACCATTTTTCTTTTTTCCAAAGGATTTGTTATATTCGCAATCGCAACTCTTACTGCTTTAAGCATTTGAACTGCCGTGTCTTTCGCAACGGTTTTGTCTTCATTCAATGTGAAATCGTTTTTGTCCATATCGGCATCAACCGAACTAACATCTTCCAATCCCGTTTCAGCTTTCGCACTCGTAACCCCTTTGTCATCCTCGTTTATAGGATTTTCATCCATTGTTTCTTCGCCCTCAATATCTTCGTCCATTTGAAGTGTATTGATTTCTTTGTCCAAATCGCCTTCAGGCGTTCCGTCTGACTGAGGCTGTCCCGTTACCAAACTATCCACCTTTGCATTAAGCTGTTTTATTGCAGCCATAATACTTGACAACTCGCTTCCACCTACTCCATTATCTCCGCCTGCATTTCCAAGCCCTTCATCCTTTGGAGGTGTAGTTGAAGGTGTAGTTGAAGGTGTAGTTGAAGGTGTTTCCTCTAACAAAGCCTCTTCCAAACCGTCTTCTGTTTTATCGATTAAATCGTTTAACTCGTCAACGGTTTTAACCTTTTTAATCGCAGTTTTAAATTCCTGCAATATTTGTCCTGCTTTACTCATTTGCATTCTCCTTTTTATTAAAATATTTTTGCTATCTCTTATACTAACAACCGAACCTGCCCTGCCTTCTTCTACAACAGCAACATGGTTTCCTCTTATATTCGTTTGGTATAGATTGCCTGCATTATCTTGTTTATATATTGTATCATATCCACATGAAACTTCTCTTTTTGAACCGTTTAATATGTCGTTTTTTAATGTTTCATCCGTTATAAATAAATCAGCAATTATATATTTGCCATTACCTCTAACATTTTGAACATGCCCTTTTTGATATATATTATAATTCGTTGCATCTACATCTACATCTGGATGTCCGTCCGTTACAGGTTTTCCTTCAAATGACGCCAATGTTGTTTTTGAATTGTTTTCTTCTGCCGTTCTATATACGGTAATTATTTTATCCTCATTGCCAATACCTAATTCAGAGTCCAAGTATTTTATTTTACCTATTCGTCCAATAGGCACATCTTTACAAATCAAATAACCTTCAGGGGTATTAAGTAAATGTGGTGATATTAAACTTCCGTAAAATACCATAATTAAAAATATTGCTCCTTTTTATTATACAAAATGTAATTTATTAAAATAATATGTCAAGTATTTTAATTATCAAAATGCCTTATTTTGTTATTAAACAAATTATTAATCTTTTCACCGTTATTATTTAAATCTTTATCGATATTATCCACTTTTTTATTCTGTATTGTTTTATGAAATATTTTTTCATTTTGTTTTATAACCTTCAATAGATTATATATATCGCATTTAATATCAAATAACTGTTGCTTTGTTATTTTATTCATTTTTTACTCCCAAAATAAATTTTTTAATAAGTCTATTAAGAAAATCCTTTGCTTTCATTTTACCGTTTCTATCATATAAACCAATTTTTGAACCAAATAATTTAGCATTCGCATGAATATAGTCTTTCCACTTATCCCAATCAAACTCAATATCTATCAGTTTTTCTAATTTTGCCCCGTATAACTCCGTGTGAGGCGTTATTTTCTTTATTTTGAAACATCCTGCAATCAAACCTTCCCACTCTGTCATTTTATCCTTATCTACATACGGCATCATATTCAAAAAAGGCACTTTTCCTTTTAATCTAAAACCAATTTCACCGAACATTGAAACCGCATCCTTACCAAACGACCCCGCATCATAGGTAAAATGTTGCGAGTTAAATACAATTTCATCCCCTTCCTTCATATTTTCGTAATCTCTATATAAATCTGAGGCACTCTCACATCTTAAAAACTCACCTTCATAGACAGGGCTTGAAGCTACAACTGTTCGCATAAAACTTCCCATTCCTTCGTTATCTTCCTGTAAAGCGCTTGTATAATGATAGCCAGATGTCGTTATTAACCTAATTAAACTTCTCAAATCATTATATGAATACGATTTTTTATTTTTAATTTTATTATATAATCGTTCCATAACAGGTTCGGCTATTCCATATTGCGAACTTGCTTGTCTTTCTCCAGCTTGCCTTGAAT